TGCATAAAGCATTAAATGCTTTCGTATTATTTGATGAAGCGCTCACTCCTACTCTTGAAGCATTAGATGCAGTAGGAGCTACGTCATTTATCTCATACTTTTTAAGAAACCAACGTGCTTCTAGACAGCTAGTGCAGAGCAATCCTACAGGAGTAGGACTCTCTGCAGCTGTGCAGTATGCAACGGGGATTGAAACTCTGGGGAATGTAAATGCTTCTTGGCTGGCTGGAGATTTTTCACCTAATATACTTCAATTAGATGATCTATTTGATGAAGCTAATAATGTTACCGGCGTAGAATTACTTGCTGACCTTCTTAGTAACATTTTCAATTAAAGCATCTTTAATTACATAAAATATAACCAATGCCGCAAATAGTCCAAGCCCTAATGGAATAAAGATTAGTAATGCAATAATAATTATTATTAGTGCTGCTAATGCTGCTCCTGCCCCAATAACACTCTGAATATTAATCCATAGATTTTTCATCCGAATAGAGAGTTTACAGCAGAATCAATATTCTCTGTCTTAGGAATAGTGGCTTCAGATTCTACCTTTTCTCCATTTACAAAATGGGTAGTAGGTGTTTCATCCTCTGGATCTTCTGTAGGAGTAAATAGATCAGTAGTGGTAGGTATTTTACCAGCTGCTTCAGCATCTAATTTAGCTTCTTCTTCCAATTCTTTCTTAGCTGCAACCATACCTTCTGCATTTAGCCTGGCTTCTTCATCTAATTCTTTCTTAGCTGCAGCCATACCTTCTTTAGCTAAGTCATCAATACGAGCTTTATTAATAGCTTCGGCTTTAGCCTTTTCTTCTTTGTTCTCATCAATCTCTACAGCTGCTTTAGTTTGCCCTTTTTCTTCAGGGGTCAGTAATCTATCTAAAGATAATTCTTTCTGATGTAGAGCTAGCTCTGTTGGACTACGTCTGGATCCTGGTTTTGATGCGAATTCCCACTCTACGCCTGCAGGGGGTTTCTTAGTTCTAATATTACTAATAGGAGTACCCAATTTAGCAGGAGTAGGTACTGCAGACTCTACTGTGTTTTTAATGTTATTAATAACAAGATTCTCTTTAATGTACGCACGAATTTCTTCACGTACTATTGCTTCAATATCTATATCAATTACAATTTTCATAATTATTCCTTATGGTATAGCCCATAATGGGCGATCATTATTGCATCAGATCTACCATCTAGTAGACCTCCCTGTGCTCCGTGAATAATAGCTGTAGGGTATTTAGCTATAGTTATTTCAGCAACTTGTTTTTTGATTTCTTTCCCTTTAACAGTAACCCCAGCAAACTTTTGCCAAACTTTGGGCGTAACTTTATTATAAGAATTTCCGTGAGTAGCAATTTCAGCAATTGAGATAGCAATTCCTAAGTTCCTCCCGAATCCGAAATTAGATTTAGCAGACATTCCATATAGAGAATGGACATCCTCTATCCAGACTACATCTGGTTTCTGGGCATGTAGCCATTGAGCTGCGTCAAAGATGGATGACTTTCTTAAATCTAGCAAAGCCACATGTGCTGGATTATCTGAATCCAGCACACATATAGCTCCACTAGCCCCGGGATCAATCCCGCATATTCGCATTAGCTACCGAATAGCGAACCTGCAGGTTTGGCACCATTGCTGTCTCCACCCATGATCTCTGCAGCAGAAGCTTTACCGGCAGTCTTGGTAGTTTTATCAATGACAATGCCGGTATTTTTTGCTGCCCACTTATCGAACATTTCTGCAGGCTTATCTTGCTGAATTTCTTCAGTAGTTTTGCCTTCCAAATTACCAAAGAATTTACATTCATTGATAGTTCGAGATTCACCAGTTGCTTCGTACTGACCAGTACTTTCATTCTTCTTGGTCTTATCTTCAGTAATCTGGTGAACAGCTACTTTAACGGCTTTATTACTCAAGCCCGTAAGTACTGGGCGTTCTGTAGCTACTTCTTTGCCCTGTTTATGATCGTAGAGCATAATCTGCTTTTTCTCGGCAGTAGCCATACATTTAGCAAGACTTTCTCCGATAGCAGCTCCACATAGAGAGTTTGCTACAGAGTAGCCAGGCAATGGATAATCCTTACCATCTTTCGTATAGTAAGTTTTATTACCTTTTGCTTTACCGGATCGAATCCAGAAAGATTCTTTTAATTCTTTACCCTCTGAATTTTTCAGAATAACATTAAAGCTTACTGCTTCTGATTCTGACTGGTTTAAATAAACCATGTCAATTGTTGCATTGTATACTCCAGATTCCCAAGCATAACCACCACCACCTACTCGTTCGATAGTTTGCTCTTGGACACCTGCAGGGAGATCCCATTCACTCATGATTTTAATCCTTTTTTAAAGTTAATATTCCTTCGTAATTAGTAGCTATTCGCTAGGGGGAGGTGTTACATGTACTACAGCATCCGCTTGTACATTCGGATGATATCTGTCTAATACTTTAGTAAATTCTCTTAGTAGCATTCCTGGCTTCTTTTGTAGTGTTTCTGCTGCAATTTGCTGAACAATAGCAATCCCAAATTCGGTAGCAGAAATTACCATGTTCTGGGTAAGTCTAGTCTCTAAATCTTTATTCATAGGGTCTCCTCTGGTAACGTAACTCCTATAATAGTAATATTAGCTTCCTCAAATAGCTGCATTGCATAATGCCCATTTAAGCGCTTCATATCGTCTCCAGTCTCTTCAAAGATGACGCATGTAATACCTGCCTGAATAATTAATCCAGCACACGCGCAGCATGGAGGATGCGTAATAGCTATAGCAGCATCCCGGGTACTTACTCCTTGAGCTGCAGCTTCTACAATTGCATTAGCTTCTGCATGAACTACCCTAGGATATTTATGATCTCTATCTTCGTACAAATCAGCGTTATCTGAAGTCTTTCTAGGGAATCCATTATACCCTGTAGTGATGACAGTTTTACGATAATGATTAAAAATAACAGCCCCTACTTTAGTAGATGGATCTTTAGAAAATGTGGAGATTAATTTAGCCATACGAATCATACGACTTTCCCACTTCATAGCAGGACGGGAATCTTTCATTGTAGCTCCTTATTTTAGTATTCTGGAATTAAGGCAGTAATAGGACAGAGGGAGATAAATGTCAAATTACTGCCCTAACTTCAAAATAAAATGCCCCCATTGCGATGGGGGACTAGTATTTTATAACTCTTCAGTTAAAATAGGCCCTATCAAGGAGGTTCTCTGCCGCATAAGGACGGCACAAATAGTCCTATTCCGCAGCAGATACTAGATACAGAGGGGCTCTAATGCTGCGATACCCTTCTGTATCATATAGTTATCTGCGGGAAGTTCAACTATTTATAATACTCATGTAAACGATTTACTACATTTTGCAAATTGTTATCTATATACGTCTCCGTCATTGACCACATTCCCATTGGGGCACGGATCCGTTCGTTAATTGTATCTTTAGTTAATCGGGTTTGAAATACGTATTTAAACCCATTAATTTTATCTTCTTCTGTAATAGCAAATAGTGGAGAATTAGCATTTACATCAGTAAATTTAGATAATGCCAATTTCTTAGTTGAGATTACATTTGTAAAATAACTCTCAATACCGTTATTCATGAGAGATCCTTTTACTTTTACGATCGACTCTTTAACCATTTCAGACTCATTCATAATATCTGCAGTATGGCCTAGGAATATCACATTTTTAGAGGATCTAGCTACGCACTGAGACATCAATAATTTAAAATATTGAGAATACCCTCCCCATGCCTGCATAGTTAATTTAGGATCCGCAGTTAGAACTTTAGTGGATTCATATAAATCCATCATATACGTAAGAGTATCTATTACGATCGTATGTACATCTGCCATCTTTTCAGCTTCTTCAAAGGCTTGATAGATTTGATTTGTGTCTACAATAGTCAGTTCTTTAAATTTAGCTTTAAATGGTAATTTCTTTCCATTCTCGCAATTTAAATAAATTACTCCTTCAGGGTTAATCATATCCATTAAGCTAGCTGATTTACCGGTAGCTGATTTTCCGGATACGAGAATTAAATGATCATTTGTCATGATATTCCTTATTTACAATAGTTTTGAACCATCCGATTACCAGCACTTAATGCATTGGCAATGGTGGAATATGTCTTCTGAGATTGTACTGAAGTATTAGGAGTAAAGTGTACAGTATACCTGTACACCCAATCCTTTTTACGTTGGTGGGATTCACCAAAGAAATTTCTTACAGCTCCAGGTTTAATTTCACGAATAAAATTTATCTCTGGAGGGTTGTTTGCTTTCATACCCATATTACACCTTAGTCTCCTCGTTGTTGAACTTGTTTACTAATAGATTTAATAGTGCTATTCCTGAATTGATCTTCAGGAAGTGG